TACCAGTGAATTCCTCAAGCGTATTAAATCCGGTGAAGCTACTGCTCAAGAGCTAAAAGCTGCTTGTGATTGGCTCGCTAAAAATGACATTAGTGGGGTTGCTTATGAAGGTAATCCCCTTGATAAACTAGCTACGGTCCTACCTAAGGTTGACCCTGAACTTGTACAAAAGAGGCTTTATGGCAAGTCGTACGTCTGATTACTACAAGAAAAACCCTAAAGCACGTGCTAAACGTCTTAGACAACAAGCTCGATATAATCGTCAATCCTTACAAATTAAAAAGCGTGTTGAACTTAACCGAGAAAATCACAAACGTGGTACCTATGGAAATGGTGACGGAAAGGATGTCTCACACAAAAAAGATGGTTCAACTGTACTTGAAAAAGCGTCTAAAAATCGAGCTAGAAATCGGTCTAGGAAATGACTCCGTTGCTGCCAACCCCTGATCACTACCTTCAAAACCTAATAACCATGACAAGTCCTGAAGCTAAACGGCTCTGGAGAAGAGCCATCAAAGAGCACTTCAATTGTCAATGTGTCTATTGTGGAGAAACTTATGAATTACATGAACTCACTCTTGATCACGTCCGTCCTCGCTGCTTTGGCGGCGAAGATCTTACATCAAATCTTGTACCCTCATGTTGGAGTTGTAATCAGGCAAAAGGTAGCAGTAACTGGTTATCATGGATGCGAAAGACATTCGGGATAACACATAGAGAACATCTTATTTTACAACATATTAGGTAATGGAGTTATTAACAGACGAAGAAATTTTAAAAAAAGGCTACAATGCTTTAGAGCAAATTGGGGGCACTGTAAAGTTTGCTTTTAATAAATTTCAACAGATTCAGCAATTAATACGATCTGCTACACCTCAACCAATTAATCAAGCACTTGATGCGTTAAGTGGAGGGGTTGAGTATGTTGCAGGTAAAACCCCTATTGGAGTAGCTGATAGAGGTGCTTCAGCTCTCGGTGAGATGGTTGGGCAAGCTACAGGTAATGAACTTCTTGGGCAAGTTGTTGGATTTGGAGCAGGAATAGCTGTACCTGGACCTGAAATTTCTCGTGCTGCTAAACCTGTAATTCCTAAAGGCATTAAGCCTGAAGTTATTACCCAACCTCCAACACCGCCACCAATGGATTTTTCTCCAGCTATGGCATTAGCTAGCAGTGGGGGCGGCATGACTCTTCAAAAAGCAGCACCAACTCTTGCAGAATTGTCTGCTCAACCGTTGCAAATTGCATCTGATATGCGACCAACTGGGTGGCAAGGTAGCATTAAAACTCTTCTTAAAGAAAACGCACCTGTTGAACAAGTTAAAAAGGTTCTAGAGCAACCATATCATAAAGACATTAAAGCTAAATACAAAGCTATGTCTTTAGAAGAGTTTGCGAAAGATAAAGGTGGTTGGTTGACACGACTTATTGGACGTGCCGACGAACTTAAAGGTCAAATGTCCGACTATATGCGTTCTAAATCAGCCAGTAAACAACGCAGAATGTATGACGATTTTACTCAAAACCCATTAAATCCTAGTGAACAGCTGTATGACCCGGCTAATCCAATTAGGAAGATGGTTACAAAAACGTTTAACACTGTTGTTGGTAAAGAATGGCATCATATCTTTGGCAATAAAGAGGCTGCTGAGTTTATGCTAACTACTGTAGCTCAAGATCCTTATGTTGCAATGAATCTTATGCACCTTTTGCAAAAGATTAAATTGCCTACATCTGGTGTTCCTGAAAACATTGCACTAATGAATAAAGCCTTGCACCGTAAAAAAGGTGGTTATCACTCTTGGGCTAAAGAAATTGGTCTTGAAGGAGCTGGTAAAAAGAAAGGTGAATTAGCTATTGCTGATTGGGGCTCAGAAATTAGCAACGCTATTCTTTCAGGTAACACAGATGTAAACGAATTGTTTAGTATTATTGAAACATACGCTCGTTTAGTTAATACTGTAGTTAAACCTAAACTTAAAAAAGAGTTTGGTGCTGAGATTATTAGCGAAATGGGTCCAGTGATGCAAGCTATTCAAGGCGTTAAAAAGTAAATCACTATCAGAGGCGTCTCTGTGCCCCTACAAGGCGCCTCTAACCTACCTTAGGTATATTCTATCATATGAATGTTTTAGACGCCCTTAAAGACGATTTTAAGTTGTTTCTTCAAGCTTTGTGGCAACAACTAGACCTACCCTCCCCAACCCGAGCTCAATACGCTATTGCTGATTACCTACAACACGGTCCTAAACGACTACAGATCCAAGCTTTCCGAGGAGTCGGTAAATCGTGGATTACTGGTGCGTTTGTGTTGTGGACACTCTTCAATAACCCCGAAAAGAAGATCATGATTATCTCGGCTTCTAAGGAGCGAGCTGATAACATGTCCATCTTTCTTCAGAAGCTGATCATTGAAACCCCGTGGCTATCACATTTGAGACCAAAGAGTGATGATGCACGTTGGTCTCGTATTTCATTTGATGTGCAATGTAGTCCTCACCAAGCACCATCCGTTAAGTCGGTTGGTATTACGGGTCAGCTAACTGGTTCTCGTGCTGACCTAATGATCCTAGACGATATTGAGGTGCCGGGTAACTCGATGACAGAGATGATGCGAGAGAAACTCCTTCAACTTTGTACTGAGGCTGAATCTATTCTTACACCAAAGAAAGACAGCCGTATTATGTACCTTGGTACACCACAGACTACCTTTACCATCTACCGTAAGCTTGCTGAACGTAACTACAAACCATTTGTTTGGCCAGCACGTTACCCACGTAAACTATCTAACTACGAAGGACTCCTTGCACCACAAGTACAGGAAGACATTGAAGGTGGTATTGAACCTTGGGCAGTAACAGATCCAGACCGTTTCTCTGATGACGATCTGATTGAACGTGAAGCATCAATGGGTCGTAGCAATTTTATGCTACAATTCATGCTAGACACCAGTCTTAGTGATGCTGAAAAGTTCCCACTTAAGATGCAAGACCTGATTGTTACATCAGTTAACCCTACTGAATGTCCTGATTCTGTGGTGTGGTGTAGTGATCCAAGTAATGTTATTAAAGATCTACCTACCGTAGGGTTACCGGGAGACTACTTCTACTCACCTATGGTTATGCAAGGTGATTGGTTACCTTACACTGAAACTATCTGCTCCGTAGACCCCTCAGGTAGAGGTACAGATGAAACAGCAGCTTCCTTCCTTAGTCAACGTAATGGGTTTATCTATCTACATGAAATACGTGCTTACCAAGACGGCTATAGCGACAATACTTTGCTAGACATCCTTAGAGGTTGTAAGAAATACGGTGTAACTAAACTCCTTATTGAAACTAACTTTGGTGATGGTATCGTAGCAGAACTATTCCGTAAACATCTTCAACAAACTAAACAAGCTATTGACATTGAAGAAGTCCGTGCTAATGTCCGAAAAGAAGACCGTATTATTGATACCCTTGAGCCTATTCTTAATCAACATAAGCTTATTGTTAATCGGTCTGTGGTGGAATGGGACTTCAACTCGAATAAGGAAGCCGCACCCGAAACTAGACTCCTTTACATGTTGTTCTATCAGATGTCAAGGATGTGTCGGGAAAAAGGTGCCGTAAGACACGATGATAGACTAGACTCATTAGCTCAAGGTGTTAAATACTTCACAGATGCTCTTGCTATCTCAGCTCATGAAGTCGTTAAACAAAGACGACAAGAAGATTGGAATGATTTACAAGAAGCTTGGTTAGATGACCCTCAATCAGCAGCTAATCATATGGTGTTTGGAATGAATTTAGACCAACGTAAACAAGCTAGAATGTTGGCTGGTAAAAAGTCAGTCCCTACCTGGGTGTGAACCCAGGCCCACACTGGGTTTAAGAGCGGTCCCACATGTATACAGGGGAAGGGAAGGGTGGACCCGACTCCTGGAGGGGGAAGACTCCAAGACAAACAAGTTGTCTTGATCATCTTCCCCTTTTTTTACTAATGAACAGTGAGGGAACAAAGACTCCAAAGACAAACATCTCCCTCTTAGTTCATTCATCTACTCCATCTCCTTTAACGGGTGAATCTAGTGAGTACTGATTCTCTCCATCCTTCTGAATCCCGTCACTACTTATACTACTGTATGCACACCACCACCCTCGTACACATCACTCCTAACGCTGAAGAACTTATTAGTTACATGGCTAGGGTATCTAACCCAAGTAATCAATCAAACACTGAGACCAGTGCTAAACTAATTAAGTATCTTATTAACCATCAACATTGGTCACCCTTTGAAATGGTTAACATGTGTGTAGAAATAGAAACAACACGTAGTATTGCAGCACAGATCCTTAGGCATAGGAGTTTTAGCTTTCAAGAGTTTAGTCAACGGTATGCAGAAGTAACAGTCCCGGCATCAATACCTGAACTTCGTAGACAAGATACAAAGAACAGACAAAATAGTATTGATGATCTAGATGATGTGCTAAAGAAGAACTTCCAGTTTAGGATTGGTAGTCTTTACTCTGATTGCTATGGTCTCTATAAAGATCTGGTAGCAGCTGGGGTAGCTAAGGAGTGTGCAAGAGAAGTACTTCCTATGGCAGCTCCTACTAAGTTGTACATGAACGGTACTATTAGGTCTTGGTTGCATTATTGTGACCTAAGAACTAGTAATGGTACGCAAAAAGAACACGCACAGATAGCAGGTCAGGTACAAGACTTGTTGTATCAACACCTTCCTAACGTATGTGAAGCAATGTGGGACAAGAACTTAAGTTAAATGAGTTTAAAATCCTTTATAGACACTGGAAAGCAGGTATTCCTTGGTTGGATCACCTGCTTCTAGGTCTTTTAGTGTGGATTGAAACTAAATTGATAGCTGATCGAACACATTTAACGGTAGATGAAGCAGTTAAAGAGTGGGAAACGCTTTATCCTAATGAAAATGTGTCTCCTGTGTACACAGAAAGCCTGTCAGACACGTCTACAAGCCTTCCTGAGATGCGTTTAACTGCTCCTTGGTATATCGACACGGTTGATAAAGAATAACGCTCTTCTAGGTCATTGTAGAGGGGGCTTTAATTTTTGACAGAAATTTCTCAAGTCTAATACTACGCTGGCTCAGCGCCGCAGCCCCCCATAGGGGTACCCCGTGTTCGCACAGGCACACGCCCGCCCACACCCGCAGGCACACGCATGTGGTGTGTCCAGAGCATCTGCATCAGGCACAGGTACGCTGGACACGCGCACGCCACGAGGCAGCAACTATGCGGCACCACGCATAACCACATCTCACACAATCTGTCTGCTCTCAATAGTACACCTTATTGAGAACCCAGTGATACCAATGGATTACAGCAATTGACTGTACCATAAGCAACCCTGATAACCGCTGCAACAACAGGGATCAGGCTGTACTATGTGCCACTTGCTGCCACTGTCCACTGCTCTGAGCTGCTAGGCTCTACCCATACTCTTCTTTGAATGTTGAGTATCTCGACTCTCCCTGTTAAGGGTGAGGAGAGTCTCGAAACTTCAACCAGAAGAGATGAGAGGCAACCGACAACTGAATACGGCAAGCAGCCTTGGCACTGTGCCACCTGACAAGCCGACCACCACTCCTTGACAACCAGCTCCAGCCATGCTATGGTGAGAGCATCGAACCTCGAAAACCGAATAAGCACACCGTTAGCGGAGTAACCGCTAGGTCTCGACAAGCAGCATGGGTCAGTGACTGCGAGGTGTGGTAGAGTATGGACACACCGCCGAGCCACAGGCGGTATACAAGTATGATCATGGCACTTCATGCATTCGACTGAGGTGGAAGCGATACTCAGGAATGCAGTCCTTCACTTGTTTAATTATGTTCAGCTTCAACGTTACTGATCGCACTTCTTCTGCCATTCGTTGTCTGCTTGTTGATCCTATTCGTGGCACTGCTTGTGTCGACTTCAAGAATGGGTATGCATACAGCTACATCAATGTGTCTCGTCGTGCTATCCTTAACCTGATCTCTCAACCCAACATGTCGCTTGGGTTCTGGGTCAACAAGAACCTTGTGAATGCAACTCGTGTCTACGAGAATGCACTTCAGCACGGCTGATTCGTTAGCTAGTTAGTTACACTCTCCCATCATACATGTGATGGGTTTCTGTAGCTTACACACAGCTACTTGTTCACTTGCTTTACACAAACATGACGATGCATGATGCATTGACTGCACGCTTCACTGATGCAGATGAGATCAAAGACGTAGCTATGTATGGCTGCTCTGGTGGTGTCTCTGGGTTTATCTATTACTCTGAGAATGAGAAGTTCTTCGATGAGTATGAGGATGAGATCTACGATTACCTCAACGATTGTGGTATGTCGATGAAAGATTTCGTACACTCTGGTTCTACCATCTCTTCACTCAAGAATGATATGGTATGGGCAGTTGTTGAGGCATGGTGTTATGCACAAGACACTGTTAATGAGATGGAAGCCGAAGCATTGGCTGCCTGATGTCTACACTTAGGGATCGTAACTGATCCTTTTCTGTAGCCTTCAAGCTACGATTGTTTACCCAATTGATTATGCTTTACCAAGTTAACTATAACCGTGGTTACAACACACCTGTGTGTGCCACTGAATATGTACATGCTGACTCATATGATGAGGCATGGGTGATGGGTGATTGCAAAGCAATGTACCCTGAGCAAGTCTTTGATGTCTACCCTATCAATGAGAACTGAATGACTTACTACATTAACCGTCAACAGGGTCGCTATGATGAGACCTGTGATGAGTACCCTACTCGTAGTGAAGCGTATGCTATGCTACGTGAGTATCAAGTAGCTGAGCACGGACGTGCTTACTACTACCTGTCCACTACATGCAAGGAGAATTGGAAATGATTAGCCAAGAGAATAGGGAGTTTGTTAACTTTCTCTTTGATAAACTTGTGTCTCATGTAGACACTGATATGATTGATTTGCATGATGATGACTCATGCTGTGATCACCTTAAGTTTAAACAACTGGAGTTAATCTGATGACTGACGCTTACACACATGACACCTACGTTAAGGTGCCTACGTATCCTGATGAGTTCAAGCCATTGCTTAAGTTAATGCAACGTGCACTGTGCGAAACACAGGTACGTGATGCGTTAGCACCTGATGAGTTACATAAGGTAGAGCATTGGCTCAATGATTTTCAATCCCTTGCTTTGGAGTTTGCTGAATAATGG